ATGGTGGTCCTTTCCAGTTTTTGCCAGTAGCCTCGCTTAGGGCTGCGCGCCGGGAAAGGACGCGTTAATGGCAAGATTATCCCTTAAATCCCCACGCCCTGTCCACTTATCACGCCCTGTCTATTTCCAAAAAGGACAGGTAAAAGTGAACACCGGCAAGGCTGGAGGTTACTTTTAAAACATCCCCTTGCTCTAGAACGCATGGAATGCCGTAAAAGACGTCAAAAGTCCCGTTCACGTCCAGCGGCCGATTGCGCTGCAGGTAGTAGGTAGTGCCCGTACCCGTGTGGGTGACCGTGATCTGGGACACCCCAGCGCCTGCATTGGTCACCCGAAGCGACCGCACCATTGCCGAGTTGGCCTCAGGCACCGTGTAAATAGCCGTCTCGGTTGCAGCAACCGGAATCAGGTATTTTCGAAAGTACTTATTGGCCATTCTGAACCTTATTGGGTGGTCAAGTCGAAGAAGGAGATGGCACCCCAAGCATCGCCTGTAGGAGTCGCATCCAAGGTGCGGATTGCCAAGGTAAAAACGTCGCTCACGCCTGCAATGGTGGCTCCGATCTGCAGGTCCCAGTTGTATCCTGCATCCACGTTGGCTGCACTGCGGCCCTGTGAAGTGGAGGTTACATAGTCCTGCGACACGATAACGCCCCCTGTCAAAGCTGTAGAAGTTTCATCAAACTCCACGTTGGTGGACGTTGTGGGGACCCATGAAGCACCCGTCAGCGTGGCGTTTTTAAAAACCACCACCTCATAGTTCTGGGTGACGGTGGGCAGAGCTTGCGCCTGCCTCAATAGGACCACTGCTCCTGATCGGCCAGTAGCCAAGCGAATGGAGACCAGTGGCACAAAAGTGGTTGAAAAAGATGTGCGCTCCGTTGAGCGCATAGCCGTGTAGCTGGCGGACTGGGCGTCATACCCTCCCTCCGACATGACAGAAGAGCAGATTTGCTTGAGCGTAGCTGCCACCGCCGATGTGGAAGTGATTTCATAACGCACTGGCAAGATGGCCGTGGTCATGTACGTGGAGGTGATTTCGTTGGCGTTCGTAAACGTATGGCAGATGATGTACTGGCCATTGATGATGAAGCCGCAGCGCACCGAGCCCACCCCTAGCCACTCAAAGTCCATCCACAAAATCTGTGACTTGGCCGAGTCCAGCGTGAGGCCCGAGGGCCCTGTTCCGTCAAGCTTGTCGCCATTCCAAGCAGACTGGTTCGCGGTCCGCGCATCGCTGACCGCGCCTGTTACAGAAGAGCGTAAAACAAAGGAAAGGGTGCCATCAATGCGCTGAAAGAAGACGCCGTTCTGCTCATTAAAATAGCCCACGCGCTGCGTCAGGTTCAAACTCATGCTGCCGTCCATGCAAAACGTGGCCAGCACCAGTAATCCTTTACCTGGTTGGTAAGGAAAACTGCGGAAAGTTTGACGGATCACGGAGCCTACTCCCGCGCCCGTGACATTCAGGTTTAGAGCAGACTGACTGACCTGGTATGAAGTTGCGCCTGTGCCGGTAAGCGCAGTGTTGTACTGGGTATCTGCCGTGTATCGGTTTTGGCTATCAAACAGGGTATATGGCTGGCTGACACGAAGCCGGCCAAACGCGTCCAAGGACGTGTCTGGAAATGAGATTGGAACAGGTAATCCGTTGTTGTCCATGCTGCCTCCTCCGTCTCCATACCATGCATAGGCCGAGTCTTTGTCCTCGGTCACTATCGGGGAGTAGGTGTTGTTGAGTTGAAAGATTACTTGTTCGAGCGAACGCACGAGCTGGTTGAACTGCTGGGGGTCGTAGCCCCCAGTGCTTGCGTTGGGCAGACGGACGTTGGTGATCTTGCTCATCGAATGCCGTCCGGTTGAATATCAACGCGCATCGTGCCAAAGCGCCAGTTGCCATTCAGGTCGCTGCTTTCAATCCGCAACTGAATCTGGCGGCCGCGTGCGCGAGTGTCCACTTTATCCGTGGTGGGCGTGATGATGTACGGGTCCAAAGAGCTTGGCGTGGCGCTGGTCTGTGGGTACAAGCGCAAGAGCAGCCGCACCGTCAGATTGCCGACTTGATTTTTGAAGTCTGGGATAAAGCGCTTCATGAACAGCACCTGGTCCCCGTCGCCAATGTCAAAGTAACCTGAGTAGATGTGGGCCTCAATCGGCAGGCCATCATCATTTACCCCGGTCTCCTGGTTGTACAAGATGGACCTTCCGGCGGTTAGGCCAACAATGGGGGTAAGGCTCGACTGCACTGACTCCGGATCGTACTTTGTAGCCAAAGGTAACGGGAATGACCCAGTGTCCCGCCACGCAGTGCGAGCCAGGGTGCCGATGGACCAGACATTTTCCAAGTAGTTGTACGTTACCGACCGATTGACATACGAGCTGTCGGCGGTGGGGTAGAACCACGTGACCTCGTTGAACTGGGTATTGATGGCCACGTTGACAGAAAATCCTTGGGCGGTGTTGATGTTGTCGTACACGTAGTCCTGCACGGAGGACGGAATTTTTTTCACCGTACCGTCAAAAACAAAGAACGCGTCCTTGCTCATCCAATACGCCACACCGTTGACGTCAGCACAAGCATGCGGACCAATAATTCCGCAGTTGGCCCCCAGCTGCTGGAAACCGAAGGTGTACGGAGGCCCAATAAATTGCTGGCCATGCAGCGCGGTATCCGTCCAGATCAAAATCTGTCCTCGCGACCGCAGTGCGGAGATGATCTCGTTACCGTCCGTGAGCCGTTGTCCGCCGGCCGTGTTGGTGGCGGTGGCAACAAAGTCACCAATGTTCTCTTGGCTTGAAAAGCGCACAAACATCGGGTCTTGACTGGTCGGGTCACCAAGCACGGATTCCGTGCCAAAGCACACCAGGTGTCGGTCGGGCGTGGAGATCAACGCAAACGTGCTTCTTGTTGGCGCTCCAGCAAGAACAGTGGCCCGTGTTGAAAGGCCCGAGGCTGGGGACCACTGGAATACCTGCCCGTTCACCAGCTGCATGATCAGGTCTTGGCCGTAGTTGTCAAACTGCCAGACACGGGAGCTTAGGGCAAGGCCGAGAACAGTGGGAGGGCGAGGTGTGTTCCAGGAAAAAGAGTTCCATGCACCCGTGTTCCAGCCATAGTCAAAGAAGCTGACGTCACTTCCCACGTTGATTTGATACACCCCGTTGGCCGTGCCAGCGGTAGAGGCGGTGGACGTGGCAGCGGTGGGAGACAGGATTGTGTACTGGCTTCCGCTCAAGACCTGTTGGATTTCAAACTCGTTTGTTAGGGTGGCATTAAGGATGCCCCCAGGGTTCCCGGTAACCGTGTTGAAAGTGACAAAGTCCCCGACCACTGCACCATGACTGGCATCGTTAACCGTGACTATGGCGGAGCCGTTAGTAGTGTTAAAGGTAACTGCGTCAGTTGCCCGGATGGGGGTGATGTCAGCCCAATCACCGCCATAAAAAACATAGACTTTTCGGTTGGTGCCAAGAACCATGTATGGTGTTCCGTCCAACGCATTCCAGGTAAAAACCTCGGAAACGGCCCCTACAAAGTAGATTTGCGGGGTGTTAAACGATTCCCAGCCGCCTATCTTTTCTGGCAGGCCATAGCGGAATCGGACAAAGTCGCAGTCTACCCATCCGCCTTCCGCACCGTATTCGGTGTTTTGCTTGTCAACGCCGGGCTTTAAAAAGAGTCGAAGAAGTGCCATGAGTGCGCCTTATTTTGTTGGTCCGCAACCTTGGTTACCCCTTTGCGGCGCGCATGTTGTCCACCAAGTTTGGATATGGACGACCTGCTTTCTTAGCGGCGGCCTTTGCAGCCGCCTTTTTTACGGGAGTCAAAGCCTTGGGTTTTCCAATGCTTTTAGGGCGTTTTTTCTCCCAGATCGGCGTGGCTTTCATGTGTGACTCCAATTACAAAGGTTGGCGGTATGCGGCATTTTCGCACTTAACTCAGGAACAGCGCAATTTCTGCCTCTCGGCGCTTAACCAGTCCGGGCAGAACCTTGCCACCGCCCTTGGTCCAGGCCCGGAACGCATCGGCTGCGCCATCCCAGTCACCCCGATTGGCCTTCATGCGGATGGTGCTGCGCTGGAGGTTGCCTAGCCCGAAATTGAAGGATATAGAGACCAGAGCGTCAAAGCTGCCTTGACGCCCAACCACGCCGGGAACAAGGCGAAGAACACCTCGTTCAAAATCTTTGACATCATTTCGGAATAGGTGGTTGATCTCTTCTTTCGTCCAAACACGGTTGTCCTCCGGTTTCAGTGGCATTTCCTTGCGGATCATGGGGGTGGGCTTGCCTTCGACACGCATCACGGGGAGCCTGATCTGCTCTTGGTACAGGACATGGCCGTAACCAATCGTCCAGATGTGCGCTGGGCAAAGGTAGGGCCGAGAGCGCTTGCCCTCGTACCGGTGCATCAGGTCTTCGCCTGCCCTGCTCAATTTCACTTCTTGCTCCAGCCGCGAGAGCCGAACCAGAAACCGATGATGCCGCCCAGCATTGCCATCTCGTCAGCGCTGAAGATCAGGTCGGCGTACTTGATGACGTCATCAATGTTGGTGATTAGG